TGTCGTTTCTTGGAATGGTCTTGACGCTCATTAACGGTGCTAAGGCTATGACGCGTGCAAGCCAGGAAGACGCGATGCGACTTGTACGCATTGAGGAAGGCGTGAAGCAGCTCAAGAGTGACTTGGATGACACTCAGAAAGCCTTCACGGCGTATATGGCGCGCACTGATGAAACGATCGTAAGTATTCGCGACACCCTCTCTGTTCACGATACCCGTCTTGCTGTGGTTGAGGATGTGACCCGCAATCAGGCGGGGCGGCTGGAACGCCTGGAACAGGCGCATACACACTAATTCTGATTTAAGGAGAAAGAAATGATTAACTGGAAAGTACGTCTACACAACCCCGCATGGTGGCTTGGAATGGTTGGAATTGTCATGAGTCCAATCCTGGCATATCTTGGACTGGCTTACTCAGATTTGACCACTTGGGGCAGCTTAGCTGATGTATTTGTTAAGTTTATCAGCAACCCTTATCTCATTGGTACCGTGGTTGTAGCTGTCCTTGGTGCTATCGGTGTCACGGTTGACCCAACGACTAAGGGACTAAGCGATTCTGCACGTGCAATGACCTATGTACAGCCTTCTGAGCGTCCTGCAAGTTACATGACGGGCAACGCTGAACCAATCAATACAAAGCCAGCAGAAGAGCCAAAAGAAGAGGTAAACAATGCTTAGGGGTATTGATGTAAGCGGTTATCAGGCATTGGGTGCGACATACTCGCACCCAAATGTCGAGACTGCATACAGTGGCTCTGACTTTGTCATCGCTAAGGCAACTCAGGGCACCCAGCCAATGAATCGCTACATGACCGCACAGCTTCAGCGTGCTCTCGCTGACGGTAAGCTTATTGGCGTGTACCACTACGCAGAAGGTGGCTCACCAGTCGCAGAAGCTGACGCATTCGTTGCTTGTGTGTCCAGCTACATTGGCAAGGCGTTGCTATGCCTGGACTGGGAAAACGGTGACAATGACGCGTGGGGCTCAACGGTATGGGCTAGGCAATTTGTTGACCGCGTCTATGCAAAGACTGGCATTTATCCAGTTGTATACACATACCCTGCTGGACGTTCGCAGGTAGCGTCTTGTGCTGATGTATCGCGTCTGTGGATAGCTGGTTACCCAGACAATCGTTTCTCATGGGAATTGCCTGAGATGATCTATAACACTGGCGCATGGGGCGATTGGACGATTTGGCAGTATTCCAGCGCAGGCGGTACCGTTGACTTGGATGTGGCAAAACTGACCTATGCAGAATGGGAGCAGCTTGCACAGGGTGAGTCCAAGTTCGAGCCACATTGGGTTAAGAACTCCACAGGTTGGTGGTACGCAACCAGCCCAAGTGCCTACTACTACAGTCAGTGGGCATTTATAAACGGCTCCTGGTATTACTTTGACGCTCGTGGATATGCAGTCACAGGTTGGTACTTTGATGGTACTGACTGGTTCTATCTCTGCCCGAATGAAGGACCACAAGAGTGTGCCATGCTGACAGGTATGCAACACATTGGCAACTATGACTACTACTTTGCCAATGACGGTCGCATGGCAACAGGCATCTTCGATGCAGAAGGCAAGAAGTTCCTTGCTTCTGAGAATGGCAACCTTCTTCCCGCTGGTGTGCACGTCTTCAATGATCATGCCTACGCAGTCAATGCAGACGGCTCTGTCCAGGCTGACAGTACCGTGCAAGTAGACACTGATGAAGCTGGTCGATTGACTTCGCTGCACTAAACCAATAACCCCTCTTGCTTCGGCAGGAGGGGTTCTTTTTTATGCCGATTTGGTATAATGGACGTACTAAAAAAAGAGCGGTTACTTGCTCTTTATACGGGCTGTGTATAGTGCATAGCCCTAATTTTATGCCGAAAAAAATTTCTAAAAAATTCTAAAATTATTGTTGACTTAGTCCCTAAAGGGGACTATATTATATATAACAAGAGGGAGACAAAAGGTCAGACCTCAGCCCAAGAAAGGGGAACACAATGAAATTCACCAAAACTTCCGCAAAGCAGCTCGCCGAGTTCATGGCACTTATGGACAAGGATGGATGCGTTCCATCTAGTGAGTGGGTCAGCGGTCGCTACTCAACCAAGCGCACAAAGGCACTTCCACCATTTGTTACAAGGTTTGAGCGCAAAGAGTACAGCAAGACCAACCTCCCAAAGCACGACACACCAGAGCGCACTGCTTACTGGTACTTCCAAAAGAACACCCGCCGTCGTGTGGTTCTTGTACTCGACAAGCAAGCAGCAATGGACTTCTTCTTTGAAGCAGCAAAGGGCAAGGAGTTCTAATAAGCAAGACAGCCCCTCGCGAGAGGGGCTTACTCTTAGAGGAGATAATAATGAGAAGCAAACAAGAGTTTAAGGCTCTACGCGAGCAGGTTGGCATGAGTCAGACAGACCTTGCGCTTGCGTTGGACGTGTCAGAGCGTTCCGTCAAGCGTTGGGAAAGCGTTAAATACAAAGAATACAACGCACCACAGGACGCGTGGGACATCCTGGACGATGCGCTAAAGCTTCAGCGTCAAGTGATCTCTGCTGCCTTAGGTCAGATTGATGAAGCCGCACAGGAAGTCGGCGGTTATCCAGCAAGCGTGAAGCTGGTCTACTGGTCTTCGCAAGCTGAGTATGATGAACATCACTGCGTTGACGATGACGGAGACTGGAGACAGGCTAATGCAACCGCCCGGATTGTCTCGTATGCGCTCCATGAGCGAGGAATCGAGACTGACTGGATTAGTGGAGCTGACAATCTAGTTCCAAAGCAATAAACGCAACAATTTGCCCTCATCTGGTTGTAGATGAGGGCATTTTTTATGAGTAAATACTCCACTCTGTAATTTGCGTGTCTTAAAACGGCTTACAACAAGCCGTTTAACTGGTCATTTGTAACGATGAATTTAACCGCTTTAATTGCTGGATTGTTTCAATCTGATTAACAGTAGCGATTGCTCCTCAATTCACTTCATTTGAATATATCGAGGTAAACGCCTATCTAAATAGTTAAAACTTTTATTCGAACAGGTATTCTATTTTTACAGTAGCCATACAGTTTGGAGGCAAAATGGAGGCAGCCGATAAAAATTTTAACAAAAAAGGTAGATGGCAAGCCATCTACCTGGAGTTTCTGGTGCCTCCTGCGCGATTCGAACGCGCGACCTGCGGTTTAGAAGGTTTATCGGCGTTATCTCTCTTTCCCAGTTACTCACTATTTGCTTTATGACTCCGAGTTTTTCCGCAAGCTCATCCTGCGTCAATCCTCTTGATTTGCGTATTTCTTTAAGCATTAGCTCGTATTCGTGCATAGACACCACCTTTCAACTGCAGTGTACACATATTCTACACAAAATCACAATATTTGTGAATAATACTTTTGAAAATAGCAAATATTGTTATACTAAGCACAACAAAATAACAAATTTTGTTATTTTTGAACCTTGAAAATCGCATAGACAAACGAAATCGCTCTTCAGTCATCATGCGCGACTTGTTTTATCTCTGCGATTTTTTGATTGGAGGAATTATGGAAATTAAAGATTCTGTTGCAGTGCGCCTTCGAGTGGCAATGGCATCTAACGGCATCTCAGCTCGTGAGCTTGCTGCAAAAACTGGCATTTCAGAAACGACTATTTACAAAGCAAGCAAAGAAGTCAATGACAAAAAGACCAGCTTGAGAACAATCAGAATCCTTGCTGATGCATTGAAT